CCTAATGATGACCATGTGATCATTTCGACAGACAGCGATTTTCACCAATTGATTGCGCCCAATGTTAAGCAGTATAATGGTGTAGCAGATACACTTACTACNCACGAAGGCGTCTTTGATAAGAAAGGCAANAGTGTAATTGANAAGAAAACTAAAGANGCNGTGGCAGCACCTAATCCACAATGGATCTTATTTGAGAAATGTATGCGTGGCGATAGCAGTGATAATGTCTTTAGTGCTTATCCAGGTGTTCGTACTAAAGGCACAAAGAATAAAGTTGGCCTAACAGAAGCCTACGAAGATAAAGGTAAAAAAGGCTGGGCGTGGAACAATCTCATGCTTCAGCGTTGGGTCGACCACGAAGGTATCGAACACAAGGTCCTAGACGACTATAACCGCAATGTAACATTAGTTGATCTAACTGCACAACCTGAAGATGTTAGACAAATGATTACAACAACTATTGAAGAGAAAATTCAAGAGCCTAAGAATATTAGTCAAGTAGGAATTCGTTTATTAAAGTTTTGTCAGCTGTATGACATGAAACGTATGATGGATAGTATTGAATCATTTGCTCATCCATTTCAAGCAAGATATATTAAATTATCGGAGACACAATGAATTTAAAAGCCAAACCCATAGTAGATGGTAAATTTTGGATTGTAGAAGAAGATGGAGAAAAAGTTGGTATTCTACATAAAAAAGAAAATAACAAGTTCATGCTAAGTTCAAAAGACGGCGAAGCATACTTTAGCAAAAAAGATGAACTAACAAAACGATTTGGCAAGGACTTCTTTTTAGTCAGTGATAAAGTAAAAATTACGCACGAAGAAGTACGTGATGTGTATGACTATCCCACTAGCTGCCGTCCATATAATCCGTTATTCAATGTGCAACGTAAGTTGCCATTATTCACTAAATCAAGTGCAAGTAAGAGCTTGTATTGNGCAGGCTATTATACAATTAAATTTGACAAAGGCTGGGTTAAGAGCTTTTGTCCTAAACTGATTACTATTGAACGCTACCCTTATAAAGGACCCTTCAAGAGTGAATTGGAAATGAAACAGGTGCTAGCTAATGCCAAATCCGATTAATACTATTCCAATTCAACAGTTTATACAGCAGGTAAAGGCTGCTGATCTTACNCAACAGCGTGAGATTAAANTAGACATTAAGACAGCTAAAGCACTGGCCTATTGTCTAGGAGAAGTCAGTGCAAAATTGTTAGAAGATTACGATATATTGTTTAAACGTTTAGAATCTAGTACNGGNGCGGCTGTTACTGTACAAATGGATGGNGGCGGATTTTCCACNAATTAATTGATAAATATATGCGTACATAATAGGACGCATATATCATGTCAAGACCTAAGCCAAAAGTTCTGTTAGACTATGTTAACAAAAAGAACTATAAAAGCGAACAGATTTTAGAAGCTGAAGCAATTTGGGCTGTCTTCTATAAAAATGAGCCTTTTAATTTAAAATCTGCAAGTAGCATTACCAGCTATCCCGGCCCTAAGTATAAGAAAGTATCATTTAGTAATCCCGGACATGCACATAATCTTGCAAAAAAACTCAATCAAATGTTTAACTGCGAGGATTTCCAAGTAGTTAAANTAACCTCCGGCGAAATCATCAAATGATCTCAAAAGAGACTTTNACCAAAATTTTCCTACAGCAAAAGGAAANAAGTATAGATGCAGCCAATATTAAACTGCATATGTACAAATGGTGGCAAAGTCATAGAAGCAAAGATCAAGGGGGTCTGCGTCTAAGTGATGACGGGTTTGATTTTTTGGTAAACGAATTGGAACTACGTAGTTACGAAATTCCATTTACAGAGCCAATTGAGTTAAGTCCCCAAACTATTATCTTTTTTGATAGAACTATGGATTTTCCATACTATCTTACAAACCAAAGTATTACTGTATTTTCTGAGCGTAAATCATTTGAGCTATATATGTTTTCGGACGACATTCGAAAATACGGTCTAGTCAAAGCTATAAATCGCCAAAACAAAGATAGCCAAACGGACGAAAACTCCTAAAAAATCTGTTGACGTGACTGCTGTTAGGCANTATAATAGATACATAGACAGTTAAACTTCAACGCTTTTTTAACCCAGGAGTATTTATGAGCGAGATCCTTTCACGTACAGTTGGCCCTAAAGCCGCTAAAAAATCCCTTCGTCGTGCTTTTAAAGCCAATCGTCCATTGTTCATCTGGGGACCTCCAGGCATTGGTAAATCCGATATTGTTAAACAAATGGGCGAAGAATTGAATGCNCATGTTATTGACATTCGTTTGTCACTTTGGGATCCTACAGATATTAAAGGTATTCCGTTTTTCAATTCTACATCTAATAAGATGGAATGGGCACCGCCTGTAGAATTGCCCGATGACGTGATGGCTGCTCAACATAGCAAGATCATCTTGTTCATGGACGAAATGAACTCTGCGGCTCCTGCTGTACAGGCAGCGGCTTATCAACTTGTTTTGAACCGTCGTGTTGGTACTTACAAATTGCCAGACAATGTACACATTGTTGCCGCTGGTAACCGTGAAACTGACAAGGGTGTTACTTATCGTATGCCTGCTCCGTTGGCTAACCGTTTTGTTCACTTGGAAATGAAAGTTGACTGGGAAGATTATTTTGGTTGGGCTGTTGACAACAAGATCCATAAGGACGTAGTTGGCTTCTTGACCTTCTCTAAGAAGGACTTGTATGACTTTGATCCTAAGTCAGCATCACGTGCCTTTGCTACACCACGTAGCTGGTCATTTGTATCTGAGTTGTTGTTTGATGACGAGGAAGATACAGACACATTGACAGATTTGATCTCGGGTGCTGTTGGTGAAGGTCTNGCTGTTAAGTTTATGGCTCATCGTAAGATTGCATCTAAATTGCCTGATCCTACAGACATCTTAAACGGCAAGGTTAAGAAAATGGACACTAAAGAAATCAGTGCCATGTATTCATTGACTGTNTCATTGTGCTACGAATTGAAAGATGCTAGCGACAAAAACGACAAGAAGTTTAACGACAAGGTTAACTACTTCTTCCAGTTTATGATGGATAATTTTGAAACTGAATTGGTTGTTATGGGTACTAAACTTGCTCTTACTCAATATCAGTTGCCATTGGATCCAGATGAGATCAAATGCTTTGACGACTTCCATGCCAAATATGGTAAGTACATTGCGGCGGCTACAGAAAAGCGTTAATTAGTAGCCAAAGTCAATTGACAGGACCTGCGGGTCCTGTTATAATATATACATACAGTAAATACTTAGGAGCAAAAAATGTCAAATTATCTAGACCCAATTGTTGATAAAATTGTAGTGGCTCGTGTTGGATTGCTACTACGACATCCGTTTTTTGGCAATATGGCTACTCGTCTTAAAATTGAAGATGCGTCAGACTGGTGTGCTACTGCCGCTACAGACGGACGTCACTTATATTACAATAAAGACTTTTTTGCAGATTTATCTGTTAAACAAGTTGAGTTTGTAGTAGCACACGAAATTCTGCATAACGTTTTTGAGCACATGCTCCGTGTAGAAGGTCGTGATCGTAAGATATGGAACATTGCCGCTGACTACTCAGTTAACGGTACATTGACACGTGATCGTATTGGTGAAGCTCCTCCTAAGATTAAAATCTTCCACGACACTGCTCACTACGGCAAAAGCTCAGAACAGATCTATGATGAGATCTATGAGCAGTATGATGATGAAGAATTAGCGGCACTTGGCGAGTTGTTAGACGAACATATTGACTGGGAGAAGGAAGGCAAAAATGGTCAGCCTGCTTACAGTAAAGAAGAGCTCAAGCAAATCCGTGATGAGATCAAAGAAGCTATGATGACAGCGGCTCAGGCNGCGGGTGCGGGAAATGTGCCTGCAGAGATTGGACGCATGATTAAAGAGCTTACAGAGCCTAAGATGAACTGGCGTGAAATTTTACGTCAGCAAATCCAAAGCACTATTAAAAACGACTATACCTTTATGCGTCCTAACCGCAAAGCATGGCACATGAGTGCAATTTTGCCAGGCACTAACTATGCTGAGACTATTGACATTTGTATTGGTATTGACATGTCAGGTTCTATTAGTGACGAGCAAGCTAAAGACTTTATTAGTGAAATTAAAGGTATTATGGAAGAATACAAAGACTACAAAATTAAATTGTGGTGCTTTGATACCAAAGT